GGCGATTCGGAGGCAGTCCGTGAAAAGTGAGGTCGACCTCACTTTTGGAGTCCGCCCGTGAGCGAGCGTCCCACCTTGGATTGGCGTCCCACCGACGAGATGATCCTGAAGCTGCGGATGCGGTGGAAGGACGACGCCGGCGTCGCGGCGAAGGATGTCATGCGCGTACTCGAATGGGTCGACGCGTGCCTTCAGTCCGAGGCGACGTGGAAGGACATCGCTCGCATGGCGATGCGCGACGAGGAACTCATGCGCACGACGCTCGGCATCGTCCAGGCGCGGTGCACCGAGCTCCTCGAGGAAAACCGGAAGCTCCTCATCGCCATGCGCGACGAGCTCGTCGAGGGGAAGACGTGAGAATCGTCGCTTGCTCTGATGCCCATCTCGACTGGCGAACCGCCGGGGTCGAACGGTACGGCGAGATCGTCGAGAGCTTCGAGCACGCGGTGGAGTTCGCGATGGGAGCGAACCCCGAGAAGAAAAAGGCGAACGTGTTTGCGTTCACCGGGGACCTTTGCGATTCGGACGATGGACGCGACGTGCTACGTGCGACGAGCTACGCGGTGAGCGTGGCCGACCGGCTCTGTCAGCACGGCATCGTATCGATCTGGGTCGCGGGCAACCACGACGTATGCGGCGACGACGCGACGACCACGCTGGACCCGGTCAAAGCGCTCACGTCGAAGGACGTCATCGCCGCGACGAGCGGTCCGGTGTCCGTCGTGATGGGAACGACGAAAGCGTTCCTGCGCATCCTCGCTCTTCCGTATTCGCCCAAGCCGTACAATCCGAGCGTGGCGCTCACCGAAGCGGCGCTTCTCGCGCGCGAGCGCGATTACCCCTTGCTCGTCTTTTCGCACCTGATGTTGCCCGGGATGCACCTCGGCTCGGAGAGCGCCGAGCTCGCGAGGGGCAAGGACCGGATGTTTCCGCTCGACGTGATGCGCGAGGTGAAGCCCAAGCTCGTCATCTCGGGTCATTATCACCGGGCGCAGACGACGGAGGACGGGATCAAGATTCCGGGCTCACTCGCGCGGCTCACGTTCGACGAGCAGGACCACGCGCCGAGCTTCCTCGTCATCGACAGCGAGACGGACTTCCGATGACGCGCCCCATGAAAGCCGGCGACCACGTGAAGCGAGTCGACGTCGACGCGGCGGAGCTGGTCACGATCGGGCCCGACCATCCGGCGTGGACCGACCCGATGAAGCTCGCAGGGGTCGACGGTGCGTTCGTACGGCTCGATCCGCCTGCGAACATCGACGACGAGGACGTGAAGCGGCTTCATGCGATGGTCGTCGAGGAGGGGGCGGTCGCGGTGAAGGTGCTGCCGACTCGGCGCAACGCCGTGGCGGCCGAGTATGCTGCGCCGAAGCAGGTCGCGCACACGTCCGCGCGCGGGCTCATCGAGGGAATGGTGGCGGAAGCACGGAGTCACGATCGGGAGGCGTTGGCGGCCGTCGTCGACGACGCGATGAAAGAAGCGGGGCTCTGATGCACATCGCGTCGATCCGTTTCCGGAACTGGCTCTGCTACCGCGGCGACCACGAGGTGAAGCTCGCGCCGATTCCGTACGCGGTGACGGCGACGCGGTTGGGAGACGCAGAGCGTTCGAATTGGGGCGGCAAGACCGCGTTCATCGAGGCGCCGCGGTTCGCGCTCACGGGCGAGCATCGGCACCGGCTCGAGGAGGGGTGGATCTCGGAGGGGGAAACCGAAGGTGAGGTCGACCTCACTTTGGACAACGGGGCCAAGATCCGCCGGTGGCGAAAGCCCGGTGCCGGCACGCAGCTCGAGTACATCACGGCCGACGGAGTGCTGTTCACCAAGGACGAGGCGCAGCGGCAGATCGACGCGCTCATCGGGTTCGGAGCGGAGGACTTGCCGACGGTGTTTCTGGCACAAGGGGAGACGGCCGCCTTCGTGAAGGCCGATCCGGGCGTGCGCACGGCGATGGTCGTCCGGTGGTTGAAGCTGGAGAAGGTCGAACGATGCGCCGAGATCGTTCGGAAGCGAGCGACGGCGGCCGACAGGGAAGCGGCCGCGGTGCGGGCGCGCATCGATGCGGCAAACGAGCGGTTCCAGTCGTCGCTCGCCGGCGCCGACTCGATTGGGGTCCTCGAGGAGGAGCTCGCGCAGCAAACGTCGATGCTCGCGGAATGGGACGACCTCGTTCGCAACGCGAACGAAGACGAGGCCAACGCGCGGCTCCTCGCCGAGCGCGACCGCATCGTGGAGGAGGGTAAGGCGTTGCGCGTGGTGCACGATGCCGAGAACGGCGAGGCGATCGCCGCGACGCTGGCCGATGCCGATGCCGAGCTCGATCGGGCGCGGCGCGCGTTGGAGTCGGCACGGGTGAAACGGGCAAACCGGACCAGCGTGGCGTCGGGAACGTTCAACGGACGCTGTCCTGTCGCGGGAATCGACTGCCCGGTGGCGAGCGAGATCAACAACATCGGTGAAGCGGCGCGGGTTGAAGCCTGCGCCGCGCTTGAGGAGGAGCACGCGGCGCATGCGCGCGTGACGAAGGCTCAGCTCGCGTGGAGGGACGCCAACGAGAAAGCGGTCGCGCGTCATGCGCGCGCGGAGCGGTTGCAGACGTTGCGCGAGCGGGCGGTCAGCATTGCGGCACTGCCGACGTCGAAAGCCGGTGGGCTTGCGCTGGAGGCGATCCGACGCGAGCGCGACGCGGCCGCGGCCGCCGTCGTCAGCCTGAAGAACCGGTGCGAGTGGGTGGTCGCGGCGCAGAGCGAAGTCGCGGCGCGATTGAAGGAAGAGCGCGTGCACCTTCGGGTCATGGCCGCATGCCGTGAGGCGACCGTGTTGTTCACCCGTGCCAAGCGGCAGATGGCCGAAGGGGCGATCGCGAACATCGTCGTCCAGGCGAACCGCGCGCTCGCGCAGGCGGGCATAGAGCTCGGGGTGGATTGCACGTGGGAGCGCGACACGGACAAGGCGGCCGAGGCATGCGACGCGTGCGGTGCGGCGTTTCCCGCGTCTACGCGGGTGAAGAAGTGCGACGTGTGCGGCGCAGACCGGGGCAAGAAGCGCATCCAGAAGTTTGAGGTCGACCTCACATCGCGTTCGGGTGCTGCGGAAGACCTTGCCGGATTCGTCCTGTGGCTCGCCGCAGGCGTGTGGCTACGTGGGGACAGGGGAAGCACGTGGGCCGTGTTTCTGGCCGACGAACCGTGGGCTCAGTTAGACCGCGCGCACCGGCGTGCAGCCAGTGCGTACGTGCCCGCGTTGCTCGCCGCGGCGCGCATCGAGCAGGCGATGATCATCAGCCACGACCCGGTCAGCGTGTCGTCGCTGCCCGGTCGCATCGAGATTGTGAGCGACGGACGGTGGGCTCGCGTCACCGCGGCATGATCCGTAGATGAGGCGTCGCGTTCGGGTCCCCCCGCGTATCGTTGTCGGGCTGGACCTCAGCCTCGCCGGCGCCGGCGTCGCCGTGCTGCCGTCGGACTGGAAGCCGGGCTTCTGGAACCAAGTCGCGTGGGAGTGGCTCGGCGAGGAGGGAAAGCTCCACGGGCCCGAGCGGGTGGAGGCGATCGTCAAGAAGGTCGTCGACATCGTCGTGCGATCGCATGTGCTTGTCGGCGAGGAGAACCCTCAGCACCCGCCGTGGGTCGGGGTGGAGGAGCACGCCTTCAGCAAGTTCGCGCAGAAGCACGCGTTCGCCCGCGCCGAGCTCGTGGGGGCGGTGAAGTACGCGTTGCACGCGAAGGGGGTGTTCGTGGCGCCGATCGTCGCGACGCACGCGCGCAAGGTGTTTCTCGGTCCGTTGCCGCGCATGGCGCGAAAAGAGATCAAGGAGCACCTGGCGTACGTGTTGGGGCAGATGGATGCGCCGGCGGAGCAGTGGGGCGAAGACGTGATCGACGCGTTCGTCATCGCGAACTGTTTGCGAGGGGAACGTGGAATGACATGCTTGGCGTGCGCATGAACATCATCTCGCAGGCGAAGTGGGACGTGATGATGTGGCTTCTCACGATCGGCGAGACGCAACGGGAGATTGCGAGGGTGGTCGGGGTGAATCGGGAGACCGTGATGATCGCGGCAAGGGAAAGCGGCGAGCGCAGGAGCCGATCGGATGGGATGCGCCGGTATCACGCGCGGCGCCGGCATCGGGCGGAGGTTGGATGACGTGCATCGCGACGGTGTGAGGTAGTCTCTCGGTCGTGGAGGAAGCACATGCAGCCGCCCGAGTGGCGGGCGCCGAGCTACCCGCTCGGCAGGGCGTTCGACCCGACCCGACTGCTCCGTTTTTCATGGCTCCGTGTCCGCGTTCGCACGCGTGCGCTGCGGTGAAGTACTGGCACTATTCGCGACGGATGCCGTCGGGGAAGCTGTGGACCTACGGGCTGTGGGAGCACGGACGGTTCAAGGGAGCCGTCATGTTCGGCGCGGGAGCGACCCCGAACATCGGGAGCCCGTACGGGCTGAAGTACGACGAGGTCCTCGAGCTCGTGCGCGTTGCGCTTGGCGGGGACCACGCGACGCCGACGAGCAAGGTCGTGATGATGGCCGTGCGGTTCCTGCGGAGGCAGATGCCGAAGATGCGTCTCCTCGTGTCGTACGCCGATCCGCGCCAGGGGCACGCGGGCGTGCTGTACCAGGCGTGCGGGTGGACGTTCGTGGGCGAGATGGAAGTCACGCGGTATATCTTCTGCGAGGGGAAGATCCAGCATCCACGATCGCTGGGCGCGCGGTTCGGCAAGAACGGGCAAAGCCTTCCGAGCCTGCGCGCGCACGTGGATCCGCACGCGCGGTCGGTCGTGATGCCGCGGAAGTTGAAGTACTTGTGTCCGCTCGAGCCGGCGATGAGCGCGATGGTCGCGAAGCTGAAGCAACCGTATCCGAAGGCGGAGGAGAAAAAGTGAAACCGAAGACCGGCATCGCGGTGCCGCAGCAGGTGCGTCTCGCGCTCAAGGACGTGAACCTTGCGCCGTACAACCCTCGAACGATCTCCGCGGAGAAGATGACCGCGCTGAAGGCATCTCTCGTGAAGCACGGGTTCGTGCTCAACCTGGTCGTCCAGAAAAAGGGGATGGTCCTCATCGGTGGTCACCAGCGAGTGCGCGCGATGCGCGAGCTTTGCAAGGAGCACGCGTGGACCGAACCGACCGAGCTGCCAGCGACCGTGCTCGACGTCGACGACGCCACCGCCAAGCAGTTGAACATCGCGTTGAACAACGTCGAGGGGGAGTTCGACCCGTACAAGCTCGGCGAGCTGTTCGTGGAGCTTCGTCCGGTGATGACGGGCGAGGACGTCGTCGCCACCGGATTCGAGGAGGAGAACATCGCCGAACTGATGTCGCTGCTCCAGGCGCCCGACGAAGCCGCGGCCGCCGCGGATGCCGAGGCGGGGGAGATTGGCGGGTTCGGCAATTCGGTGACCCTGTCGATCGAGTTCGCGAACGTCGAGGAGCGCGACGCGGCGAAGGTGTTGCTCAAGGCGGCGAGCGCGAGCACGGGCAAGTCGCCGGCGACGATTCTGATGCAGGCGTTGCGGGCGGCGAAGGCGTCGGGTCGCCACGCGAGCAACGGCAAGGTCGTCCCATTGAAAAAGCGATCGGCGCGCGCGTGACTCCGCTGATGAAGTTCCTACGCAATACGAGCGAGAAGATGCTCGGTACATTCGCGGAGGGACCCGAAGCACCGCCGCGCATTCGCGAGCTCGTCGAGGTGTTCGCGAAAGCCAACCCGCGCGCGACCGTCGGTGAGTGGGTCGAGTTTGCCGTCAAGCACGCGGAGGGTGCGTACCAGCAAGGCTACGTGCGTGGGTTCGAACGAACCGAACGGCTCGGGCCCGACTGGGAGGACCCCGACGAAGCGGCGAAGGTCATGGAGCAGATCGAGGACATCGCCGCCGGCAACGACCAGGGATTCGACGCGTCGGCGGTCGTGCCCATCGACGGGGTTCCGAAAGAACACGCGGCACGGGCGGCGCTGGCGATGAACGATCTGGTCGTCGAACAGGGGTTTCGAAGGGGCCCGCCCAGGCGGTAAAACCACGGGCTTATTGAGAATCGACGGGGGTAGGTAAAAAGGGGTTGCGCGTGGACCCATTAGGGCCCATATTCGACCCATGACAACGACGACGCAAACGACGGCGATGTCCTACAACGGGCGCGTGTGGGAAGGCGTCGACGACGGCAAGGCCCACCGCGAGATCGTCATCGGGGGCGCGTCGTGAAGCTCATTGTCGACGGGTGCTTCATCGGGTTCGCCGACTTCCCGCCGGCGGATGCGCGGGTGGGTAATCACGTCATCATCGATCGGAACACGTGTCTCGGTGCGTACCGTTGGCGGGGAACGGGTGAAGTCGTGTCGGTCGACGAGCGCGAGATGCGCGTCAACCTCATCGGTGAATGGGAGGAGGTCGGGTCATGAGCGAGCACGAGAAGCAGGTGGCTGGAACGATCTTGAATCAGCTCGGGGGCAATCGCTTCATCGTCATGACCGGTGCGAAGCACCTCATCTACCACATGCACGAGGGCAACCCGTGCCTGTCGTTCCAGCTCCCGAAGCGGTTCGCGAAGGACGGTATCGATGCGGTGCGCATCGCGCTTCTTCCGTCGGACACCTATGGGGTCGTGTTCATGAAGATGGCCCGCAACGGGTCGTCGCTTACCACCGTCCGCGAATTCGACGACGTGTACTGCGATCAGCTCCGCGAGATCTTCACCCGAACCACCGGGCTCGAGACGAGCCTCGGCACCCTGCGAGGCGTGCGATGAATATCGGCGAGACCATCGAGCGCGACACCGTCCGCATTCATCGGTTCGACGGGTCCTTCCGCATCACGGACCTGACGAACGCCGGCAAGCGCGGAAAGAAGTGCCACGTCCGCGCGGTGCTTTACGGGTACGGCCCGAATCGACTGTCGGATCTCGCGTGGGAGGAATTCGCGACGGCGTTGGACGCCGTGGATAGCTACGAGGCGTCCGCGTACGTCTGCGGGGTCGTCGCCGACGCCCACCCCGGCGGCATTCACATCGAGGAACACAACTTGCGTGGAGTCGACGTGGAGCCCGCGGGGTTCCGAGAGCTCGTCATTGAAAGCCCGTGCTTCCGCCTTGAGGTCGGGTGGAAGTCGTTCACGTTGCGCGACGCGCGCGACCGGATCAACGACCCACGGTCATCCCCCGCGGCAAGGGCGTTCGGAAGATCCCCGCGTTCCGCGCGTGGCTCGAGAAGCACTCCGCGACGGTGGGGTTTATGACGTTCGGCAACGTCCACGAGGCAATCGAAAACTTCGGCATCGAGTGCCACTACTTTTGCGCGGTCGACTGAGGAATCCTCCATGAGCAAGATCCGTCCGTGCGGCGCGTGCGGCCGCAAGTGCATCGACGTCCGATTCGCCCTCGTGCCCGGGCAGCTCGGCAAGCTCTCCCGGAAGAAGGTCTGCCGGAAGTGCTGGAGCCATGCCGAGCGCATCGTGACGACGGCGACGAATGCCGAATGCCGGTTCCCGTCGTGCACCGACGCCGCGGCGATCTGCAATCATCACCACGCGGCCGAGGTCATCCGGGTCCGCAAACACGCCTTGTCCCACGCGCGTGACGAGCTCGCCGGGAAGCTGGCGGCGTACGCGATGACCGTACCTCTGGAGGGCAGCGAGGACCGCCGGGAGGGCATCGTCCAGGGGCTCCAGATGTCCTTGGATGTGATCGATCGGCCGGGACCGGTGACATCACGAATCGAGGAGGCGACGTCATGACGTACGTGGAATCGGGGATCGAAGAGCTGCACCGCGGAGGAATGCATCCGCCTCATCCGAGCGTGCTGGAAGTCCAAGTGGGACATCCTTCCGGACTCGTTGACCCCCGAGGAGCGCCAGGAAGCGGCCGCGAACGGGGAGCTGTCGCGGTTACGCCGAGTCACGCCTCGATGCGCTGTTCGGGGACGGCATCCGGGAGACGCGCCCGCACACGTGCGTGAAGTGCCATGCGCCCACGGGGCCCGAGTACTTCGCGCCGTCGTGGGGCGACGTCGGCGGGCACGTGTGCTTCTGCGAATCGTGCTGTACCGAGCTCGAGGCGACCGGGTCTAAGGTCGAGGCGGAGGCCATGATGTCGGCCGCGGCATCATCCCCCGCATGAAGATCGACGACGTGGAGGTAGGGCAGATCGTGTGCGACGTACGGCGAAACGTCGCCGGCATGATCAAGGCGATCCACGAGCCCGGGACATACATCTCGCCGGTGAACCGGAAGCCCGTGCTCGCCCGGGTCGTCGAATTTGATACGGGCGAAACGTTCGTCGCCGATGCCGCCGCGATCGAGCACTTCGAGCTCATCGAGGGACCCGCCGAGCAGTTCTACCGGGACGTCCAAACGGCCGTGACGACCATGACGAAGGCGATCTGCGGCGGCGCTGCGAAGCTGAAGATCCCGCCGAAGACGGCGTTCCTCATCCTCGGCCGGGCGTTCCAGGTGCAAGGGGGGATCCTCATCAGGCCCGAGGAGGGGGAGCCCGACGGATGGGACGCGCCATGAGCGACCTGGAGCTCGCGAAGGCCGTTACGAACGCGCTCGCCGCGCACGCCCAGGCGCACGCCATGGCCAGCGAGGCACACGCGCGCATCCTCCTTGCCGCCAACGAGCGCGAAGCGCAGCTCGCCCGGGCGCTCGCGCAGAGCGAGTCGAAGTGCGCCGAGCTTGCGAAGGAGCTTGGCATCGAGAAGGACGCCCACGCCCGGTGCAAGGACGACCTCGTGGCGACGCGGGAGGCGCGCGATGCGCTCCTCGAGCATGTCGAGAAGTTCACGCCGCGGCGAGAACAATCGGTATAGCGTGCCCCCATGGCGACGCCGCACCCGGTGAAATGGGTCCCGCATTGGGCCGCGAAGAAGATCGAAGCCAGCCACACCCCGTGGACGAACGGCGACCTGCAGCGCATCCACGCGAGGTGCATGGACTGCGGTGACGAGTTGAACCGCACGTGCGATTCGGGCAACGCCCGACACTGGATCACCACCTTTGCCGTGACCCATCGGCGACTGCATCCGTACTGAAGACCCTTTACAGCGCGTCCTTGTCTGCTACGGATTGAGATCGTGAGGGTCGCTGTGGAGGAGGCGGTCGGCTTGCTCGCTCTCGTGGGAGCGTTCATCGCGGATCGTTGCGTGTGGACCCGGCACGCGCGCGCGGCGCAGGGGTACCGGCATCGCCGGGAGAAGGTTTACCCCAACGGCTTCGTGAGGGAGGAGCGGTGGGACCTGGACACGATGGCCCCCACCGACCCGCGCGCGTGCCGGTGGTCCGTCCTGGGCGCCCTCGAGCTCGCCGCGGAGGACCCGGACGGACTCGACGTCGTGTTCGCCCTGGAACTCCTTCGTAGGGCAGGCCGGGGGTGGGCAATCAGCCGTGTCGAGGAGGAGGAGGGTCACACGGGGGCGGTATGGGTGCTCGCCGTGGCGGTCGCCAAGCGACCCGGCGTACGACTCGCCCCCCGCCTCCCGAAAAGTGAGGTCGACCTCACTTTGGTCCAACGTGCCGAGAAAGACGCCGACGCGTCGGCGCCCGCCACGATGAGGAGCTCGGAGTTGCGGTTGCGATCCCGTCGCCGGCGAGCGGCATAGGTACTCGCATGACCGAAGTGGTGGCAGGCGTCATCGCGCGCACCGCTCCGGCGAATGCGCGTGCGATCGATGTCGTTCGTCGTGTGGTGTTCGATGCCGCGTAGGAAACTGCCGCCCTTGCCGCCGCGCGATCGAGGCTCGAACGGACACAAGCCGCCTTCCGAGCACGCGGCCGCGCGGCAGGCGACCGTCGAACGGATCGCGATGACGGGACTGCTCAGCGGGGTCGCGTTCAACGGCCTGGTCCGGCAGCTGATGCTTCCCCCGCACAAGGACGACAAGGGCAACGAGGTCGGGGGCGCCAGCTGCACGCGCAGGGAGGCCGAGGAGGCGCTGCGGAAGACCGAGGCCGAGATCCGCGAGTCGATGACCGCGGACGCGCAGCGGGACATGGCGCTTTCGTTCCGCCGGGTCAAGAAGGCGGCCGAGAAGGCGTGGCGCGCCCAGCAAGCGGCGAGCGATCCGCGCATCGTTGCTCGGCTCACGACGGTCGTAGGGCAGATCGAGGAGCGGCTCGCGAAGATGCGCGGGTGGGACGAGCCCGAACGGATGCACGTCGTCGTCACGACCCCCAACGACCAGCTGCGCAAGGTCCTCGAGGAGTTCGACGACGATCTCTTTGCGCGGATCGCGGCCGAGGAGCTCGAGCGCGAGCGGACCTTCACCGCGGCCAAGCAGGTCGTGCATCTTCTTCCCCAACGCGATCCCGACGATCCGCTCGACTCGTGACCACCCTGTTCGACCTCGATCATGAGCCCAGCCCCGAGGGTTCTCATCGGCTCGCCCGCATCGGGCGATCAGGCGGATTCGATGCGGGCGGACTCCGTCGAGAGAAACCGTGTGCATCGTGCGGCGGGAAGGGGTACACGGACCCGATCGTAGGCGAGGAGTGTCCGGAGGAATGTTCGACATGCTGCGGGACTGGTTGGAACCGGGCACCGTGACGCGGGTGGTGCCGTCGTCGGTGTTCGCGGGCAAGTACCTCGTGTGCGTGCGCGAGCAGGCCGTCGTCGCGAGCTTGGCGGACCTGCGCCAGCTGCAGGCGGCTCTCGACGAGATGCTCGCCGTGCTGCCGCTGCCGACGTTCGAGGAGTTCGATTCGAAGGTGGACTTGTCGACGCTGGACGGGGAGTGACGCCATGGGACGGTTGCAGAAGCTCGCTGCGAAGGAGCGGCTCGAAGCGGGGGTCATCCCGATCCGCATCGGGCGAGAACGTGCACGCGACCGCAAGGCCCGCGAGCGCAAGCAAGGGATCCTCATTCCCGTGAAGAAGGGCGACAAGCCCGTCGGCAAGGGCGAGCTCCAGGCGGCGCTCGACCAGGCCCGAACCATCAAGCAGGAAGTCGAGATGGGCCTCCGCGCTCCGGTGCCCGTCGACCTCGAGGCCGAGCAGCTCGAGCCGCTGGGCGACGAGACCTTCGCCGCGCTGAAGGACGCGGCGCGTTCGGTCATGAACACGCGCTCGCGCGGGTTCGTCGATGCCCTATCGCTCGCGGCATCATCGGGGGATGACGAAACGACGTGAGCCCCGATGAGCAGCATCGAGTTCACCGAGCACGACCTGGTCGTCACGGCGCTCGGCCATGAGGCGCTGTCGGGGGGCAACGAGCTCGCCGCGGCGATCGCGAAGAGGCACCGAGTCGATCTGCGCGCGATGATGGGACCGAGCCGCCTTCACATCTACGCCGTCGCGAGAGCGGACCTGTACCACGAGCTCCGCGCCCGAGGCTGGAGCTACCCGGCGATCGGCCGGTTCGTCGGACACCGCGACCACACGACGATCATGGCGGCCGTCGGCGCCCTTCGCCGGAAGAACAGCACGACAGAGCCCGACGTCTTCGAGCCGACGTGCCGCCATTGCCGCAGGACGGAGTCGGCCCACGTCCGGAAGGCGCTCAGCTCGGGAGTGTTCACCCAGGCGATGTGCATCATCGGAGGACACTCGTTCGAAGCCGGAGGCCCCCGCGTGCGCATGCCGACCATCGCGCGCGCCCTGGAGATCACCCGGCGCAACATCCAGCAATCCAAGAAAGATGCGAGGGATCGAGATGGGACGAATCGGCGCGAAGCCTGAGCCCCGCACGAAGGTGCACGTGTGCGGGTTGTGCAATGCGATCTGGGAAGGACCGCGGCCGCCCCCGATGTGCCCGGGATGCAAGGCCACGGGGCAATGGGCCCCCGCGGAAGTCGGAAAGCAGGAAGGATTCGTGGGAGGACGCATGTTCGTGCCCGGGACCGACAAGCCGATGACTCGCATCTTCCTGTGCAACGCGTGCACGAAGATGCACACGACCCGCCAAGGAGCCGATCCCCCCAGCGAGTGCCCGCACTGCCACGTGACCCAGGAGTCGCTCGACGAAGGAGCCGAGCTCTGGATCGAGTCCAAACCCCAACCGAAGAAGCCCGCCCCCCCGCCGGCGCCGCCCGCCCTCCCTCAGTTCATCCGAAAGACCGAACGAGCCCCCGTCCAAAGTGAGGTCGACCTCATCCCGCAAACCCCTCCCGACGACCCCTTCAGCCGGGTGCAATCGGACGACGACTACCGGCACGAATGGATCGCCGCTCGGGTGGCGGCGATGGTCGACGCGGGCAAACCCCTACCCGGCGCGGCGATGTGGGAGGACGTCGAGAATCTCTACGACGAAGGCAAACGACGCGGACACCTCCCGTGACCCTCCGACGCCCCGGCTCCAAGCGGAAGCGCCCGCCGAACGTCGCATGGCTCGACTACGCTCGATTCACGTTCATCGAGGACGAACGCCAACGCAACGACCCGTTCGAACGCATGAAGAGGACCGTACAAGCGATCGTCAACACCCAACGATGCACGCGAAGCTTCCACGACGTGCTCTTTCCGAATCTCCCCTATCGCCCGTGACCCTCCTGAAGATTCTCGCGATGCTCCAAGAACCCATCACCCTCGCCCTCGTCCGGCGAACCGACCACCGACTCCTCACGCTGCAAGGAATTCAGAAAGTCGATCTGCCCGCAGCGCGACCCCTTTTTGGCGATGATCCGCGCGTCTCTTTGAGCGCAAAACTCGCGACGCTGAACGTCCACGCACACGCCGCTCGGCTCCAGCTTCGGTGGCAAGGAGCGACGCAATGGCTCGGAGCGATCCGACCCATCACCGCGTACGAAGCGGTCGTATGGTCGGGCACTCCGACCGACGAGTGTTCGTGGTCGACGGAGGAGGAGATCGGTCGCGGTCAGCGGGCGGAGGTGTACCGGAGGATCTTCCAGCGCATCCGGGAACGAGCGGCGGTCGTCGACGAGGGGGCGGGCGACGCGCGCGAGCTCGCTCTGGTGAAGCCCGCGGCGGCGCAGTGTCCTCGATGCAAAGGGACGCTCAAGCTGCGGGTGCGGAAGCCGGGGCAGGAGCCGAGGTTTGATTGTCGGTTGTGCGTGACGTCGTGGGCGCTTCGTCAGGGGACGTTGCAGCGGATAGCCTCGCTGCCATGAGGGTTGGTCTACACGCCTCGATGTACGCGTTCGCCGGTGGGGTCGTGCCGGCCGGACCGATGACCGAGCAGGAGCTCGGGATCGCGAACGCCTTGTCGGTTCACTTCGGGATGCCGCTTGAGGAACTGCACGTGGTGACGGACGGTGGGGAGGCGCGGGCGTGGTGGTGGAGCGCGCGAGGACGAGTGCACGTGCTGTACGCGTACGGTCGCGCGCTGCGGGGCGGTGGAGCCGACCTGCGATCGCCCGAGTCGGCCGCGGCATCCTGAAGGCATGCCGACGAAGGAATTGAATCAGGATGACATGGACAAGGACGTGCGCGCGACGAAAGTGAGGTCGACCTCACTTTCGTGACACCCTCCGGGATCGGAGGAAGGACGATTGCAACGAGAGGCCCGGTGCAAGGGCTGCGGGGGACCTTTATCGGTCCTCGATGCGGGGTGGTGTGCGAAGCGCGCGTGCCGCGACCAAGCCGCCAACCTGGCGTTGGCGAAGGTGCGCGCGATGTCCCCGGACGAGCGGGCCAACCTCGCCGCGAAGGCGCTCGTCGCCAAGGCCAAGCGCGCCTACGACGACCCGGTGCCGTTCTTCGAGCTCGTCCTGCGCGACGAGTCGACGCAGAAACCCGTCAAGGTCCCCGCTCACCAGAAGGTCATCCTGTCGTTCGTCAACCATCCGGCGCACGACAAGAGCGTCCTCATCCTCGCGGTCGGTCACGGCAAGACCACCACGTGCACCGGGCTCGGCCTTTGGATGCTCGGGCGCAATCCGCGCATGCGCGGGCTGTTCGTGAGCGCGACCCAACAACAAGCGAAGAAGCCGCTCGTCCTTTTGCGGCAGCTCATCGAGTCCAGCGAGGCGCTGCGCTTGGTGATGCCGAAGCTCATCCCGTCTCGGCGTCCGGGCGAGCCGTGGAGCGACACGGCGATCACCGTCGACCGTCCGCTCGGAATCCGCGACCCGTCCTTCGTGGCCATGGGCATCGACAGCGAGTCGATGCCCGGGTCCCGCATCGACTACGTGATCGTGGACGACCTTTTGAACCTCGAGAACACGTCAACTCCCGAGCAGCGGCAGGCGACGTACGACAAGTTCTTCGGGCAGGTGACGAACCGGCTCGAGCCGAAGAAGTCGAGCCGGCTCATCGTCATCAACACGACGTGGCATCCGCAGGACTACGTGAACCGCATCGCGAAGTTCATGCCCACCTTGCGCATGAGCGCCGCCGGCGACGTGTGGGTCGCGAACGAGGACAAGCACTGGGAGTGCCCCGAGCTCGTGAGCACGGGGGTCATCGAGAACGACGGGTCGATGAAGTGCCGGCTCGTCGAGCGCGACGAGGGCGAGACGCTGTGGCCGGACCGCTACGACAAGGAGCAGCTCGAAAAGGAACGGACGAACTACCAGCACGCACCGGGCATGTTCAATCGGCTGTTTCTGTCCGATCCGAACGACGACACGACCGCCCTTTGCAAAAAGGAGTTCGTCGAGCGGTGCAAGAAGCAGGCGATCGAGCTCAAGGTCTTCGGACTCGTGCCGATGTTCGACGAGCAGTCGATGGGCGGGTGGTGGACGTTCACGGGGGTGGACCTCGCGGTCACTCCGGACAAGAAGGGCGGGCAGACGGCGTTCTTTACGTTCGCGGTGCGGGGCGAGGACTGGGTGACCCGCATGCAGATGCAGGCGATCGGGCCACCGAAGCCGGAGAAGGTGCGGGTCGAGGGGTTGTGCCAGATCCTCGACATCGACATCGGCAACTGGGACGCGATGACGATCATCACGAAGCTGCTCGACAAGATCCGCTTGTACAAGTCGTTCGCCGCGGTCGAGAACAACGCGACCCAGGAGTTTCTCATCCAGATCGCTCGCTCCATGGCGAAGGACCTTCCCATCCGGTCGCACAACACGACGGCGCAGGGGAAGGCGCACCCGTGGCAAGGGGTCATCGGAATCTTCTACGAGATGGCCGAAGGGCGGTGGCTCATCCCGACGACCCAGGAGGGGCGCGTGCACCGGAACGTGGATCGGTTCGCCGAGGCGTGCACGGGCTACTCGCCGACCCGGCACACGGCGGATGTGCTCATGGCGTCGTTCATCGCTCGCTCGTTGGCGATGAAGCTCGGCGCCTTGTCGATGGGACCGTCGAGCATGGCGGGCGAGCTTTCGGTCGGGCAGCGCGTGATGCGGAGGTGATCGATGCCTGAGGACGACAAGAGCCCGCAGGAGCTCATCGAGGAACTGCGCAAGCGAGTGGACGCGCTCGAGCGCAAGGACCGCACGGCGAGCCATGCGTGGGCCCAGCGGAAGCTCGACGAGGCGGTCGAGGTCGAGGCGACCCTGAAGCGGCTGTACGGCAAAGGCCGGCGACGGCTGATGTTCTGAAAGTGAGGTCGACCTCACTTTGCTCGGGCGCCATGTACGCGCGTAGGTTCCCCACGTGGCCAAGTGGATCCTGCTGAACGAAGTCTTCGTCGGTGTCACCCGGTTTTTCCCCGGTACGATCATCGACGACGCCGTCCAACCCCTTGCGCCGATCCAAGCCGTCGGCGGGCAGTTCTGGCCGGGCAGCGACCCGGTCGTCCTCGCCGCGGCGCAGCTCGCCCAACAGCTGAAGGCGCGAGGCCAGGGGCAGGCGTCGCCGCTCAGCGACATGGTGCACGCCGGCGCGCTCGCGTCGCTCCTCGACACTGACCAGCCTCTTTCGAATCCGACAGTCGACGGGCTGTCGTCGTTTCTGCCCGGGACCGTGGCTCCTGCTCAGGAGGCGCGCACCAAGACGGCGATCTACACCGCGCAGACGACGGCCGCGTCGCACACGAGCATCCAGGTCGGTCCGAACATCCCGCTTCCGGGCACCGCCGGCGCTCCGTGCACGCAGGGGCAGTTCGACCTCGACGTCGAGCTCTCGATGGTCTCGACGACCACGGCGGTCGGTGCTCGGTTCAAGATGTCGTGGAGCTGGGCGGTCGTGACCCCAGGCTCGCCGGTCGCGATGGGTGCGTTGCTCACGTCGTTGCAGATCGGGACGAACGCGGGGGCGCCGCCTTCGGGGTGGTCGGCCGCGTTGCAGCTCGACGGGACGAGCAAGTTCGCCCAGGTCATTGTGACGGGCGATGCGAGCCTCACGGTCGACGTGAAGGCGCTGACGCAGTGGGGCTACCTGTTCTGAGATGGCTCCCCCTGTAGGACTCGGCTCACGGCTCATCGGTCCGGACGCGATTCCGTTCGTCCCGACCGACCTGGCCACGCTCGCGTGGTGGTTGCGCGCTGACCTCGGGCAGACGCCGTCGGGTGGACCGCTTTCGGGGTGGGCGGACCAGAGCGGCGTCGGCGACGTCAACGAGAACGCCTCACAGGCGACGTCGGGCAGCCGCCCAACGGTCATCGCCAGCGACAGTGCGTGGAACCATCGGACGTCGCTGGCTCTCGCGAGCGCGAGCAATCAGTTCATGTCGACGGGCTTCTTCCACACGGCCCCTCCGGTCACGACTTCGGGCATCACGGTGTTCGTCGTCGGCAACACGGACGGCACCAGCTCCGCGCAGGTGTTCATCGATGACTTCAACGCGTTCGCGACAATGATGCTGAGCAACGGATCGAGCGCGTCGGAGATCAGCCTCAACTGCGGGGCTGCGTTGTCGGCGACCATCGGCGCGGGCGCCCTCGCGGGCCCGAGCATCATGGCGTTCCAGTACAAAGCGGGCGCGTCGACGAACAAGCTGTACTGGAACGCGAAGACCCCCGTAGCGACTGGCTCGTGCGGCAGCGGGCAGCCGTCGTCGTTTGCGATCGGGTCGACGACGGGCGGCGCGCAATCGTTGAACGGCAAGGTGCTCGAGTACGCGATGTTCAAGGCGCTGCTCGACAGCGCCGACATGAACTCGATGTGGGGCTACCTCGGGTCCCGGTACAACGTGTCGATCGGCGCGTGACCGAAAGTGAGGTCGACCTCACTTTCCGCGTAGGCTCTTCGCCATGGGCTTCCGCGACGACGATGACGAGTTGTGCCGGCCGGAGATCGTTCGGCGCAAAGGCTTCCGCGGTGACACGCTCGTCTTCCAGGTGCAGTTCTTCCAGCCGGGGGTGCAAACGCTCGCGCCGTTCCTCCAGCGCTACCGGCGGGACGGCGCGCCTTCGACCGTGGCGATGCAGGCGGCGACGCCGTCGGGCAACCCGCAGAACATCACGGGATGGTTCATCGCGTGTTTGCTCAAGTACCAAACGGCCGACCAGGACAATCAGGCGGTCGCGACCAGCAAGACGACCGGAGTGGCGCCGAACATCATCACGATCGTGAACGCGGCCGCGGGCATCGCCCAGGTGCAGTTCGGTCCGTTGAACACGATCGCGCTCGCGGACGGCCCGATCCGGCTCGTGTACGACGTCCAGGGCATCGACCCGTCGGGCAACGTGTACACGGGGGAGCACGGTGAGTACCTGGTGTTCCCCGACGTGACGCGGGCCACCGCGCCCTTTTGACCCTCCCGCGGGGGATTGGACCCCCTCGGGGTGAAAACGCGTCCACGGGGCGCGTGGACCAGGCGTTAGGGTCTGCCGTACCGTCGCCCCATGGTGTTCACGACGGTCGGCAGGGAGCTTTCGGTAGGGGCGGATCCCGAGCCCGCGGCATGTGCGTCGTTCGGGCTCGTCGTGCTTGCGGCCAAGGAGCACCAGCACGTCGGCGAGCGGTTCCCGGACGGCGTCACCGTGAAGCGGGTCCCGCTGACCGACGACTACGAGGAGCCGAGCATCGACGACATCAAGCGGGCGACGGCGGCCGCCGAGTTCATCGCGTACACGATGAGTCCGTTCACCGTGTCGTTCGACATCTGGAAGAAGTACGCGCCGAAGCCATTGTTCGGGGGGAGTCCAGACGCCGACCCGCTCGAGCGCATCAAGCCGCAGAAGGTCCTCGTGACGTGCGAGGCGGGGGAGAACCGTTCGCTCTGGCTCGCAGGCATGGCGCTCGTCCTCGCCGGCGAGTGCGACGACGGCGAGTGCTGCCGCAAGTACTTGCAGGACCTCCGGGGAGATCGCGCATTCGCGAACGTTCACATGCGCAAATTGCTTGACCGGTTCATGCCGAAGGAGCTCAAGGCGCTGCGTAGTCCGTCGGTGTCCTTGATGAAGGCCGACACGTCCGGCACGACCGAGGGTGGATTCTCGGTGAAGTGAGCAAGCTCAACCACATCACGACGCACGACGGGGTGCACTACGGCTACGGGTTCTGGTGCCCGGGCTGCAAGGACGTCCACGTCATCACGACGCAACCGTACCCGGGCGGATGGACGTTCAACGGCAACGAGGAGAGCCCGACGTTTGGACCGAGCATCCACGTGCACCAAGTGAAACGGGAAGACGGCACGGTGTTCTCGCCGGCGTGTCATTCGTTCGTGGAGAACGGGCGCATCCGGTATCTCGGCGACTGCGGACACGAGCTCGCGAATCAGGTGGTAGACCTTCTCGACTGGAAGGGTTGGAACGCGGAGGATTACGCATGATCACCCAGGCCGACCTTGTCGCTCGCGCGGACGGCGGGCAGTTCGTGCTGACTCAGGCCGTGAACACGTCGATGACGACGGGGCCGCAGTTCCCGGGCGGGACGCATCCGCTGCAGCGGCTCGTTCCGCACGGCAGCGCGAACCGCACGGCGATCACGTGGAGCGCGGTGTATCGGCAGTGGCAGCTCCGGGGCAACACGCTCGTCGTGGACACCGCCGTCGCGGCGAGCTTCCTCCAGCTCGTGCTGAACGAGGCGAGCTCGCAGATGGATTGCGTCGACCTGCGGCTCAACCTCGTGAACGTTCCGCCGAACGCGACGCGCGCGTCATCGCCGACGGTCGGGATGCCCCAGTTCATTCCGGGGCTTACGCCGTCGGGCGGCACGTGAGCTAACGCAGCGCAAACGTTGCACTTGACCCGAGCTCAACCGGTCCGCGCATACTGCGCGGCATGGGGACCATCATCCTCGACCCGGGAACGACTCCGGGCGCACTCGCTCTCGCGTAGGTCATCTGGAACTCGCTCACGGGGGTGTCGATTCAGACGGGAGGGCAGGCGGCGACGTGGCCGTTTGCGCCCGACTCCTACGACTTCTCGACGCAGGGCGCGTGCACGATCACGATCACGGGGGACACCGGCGTCGCGATGTTCAAGTTCGCCGGTCCGAAGTCACCGACGATTCGTGGAACGATCGACCTCACTGCGTTGGAGGCTCAATTGAGTGGCTCACCGAATTACCTGGACTACGACAGCCCGAGCCAGCTCGGACCCGCCACCTCGGTCATGCTCACCAGCCCGAACTTCACGCGGCAGAAGAGCGGCATCGTGTTCTTGACGGCCCAGTTCGACGGCACGCTCGCATCGCAGGCGAATTTCCAGGCGGCGCTCTACCGCGACTACGGGACGCCGGGGCAGGTGAACCTGAACCAGCTGGCCAACACGCCTGGCGGCCTGGGCGGGACGCCCTACGCCTCGGGGCACATCCACGACACCGACGTCCTGCCCGACAACAACCCGCACACCTACACCATCATCGTGTCGAGCACGGCCGACCTCACGATCGCCGCGGGTGCCGCCAACATCATCGTGTTCGAGCAGGGCGGACCGGGCTGACGCGCTTTCGCGGTATCATCCGTCGGTGGCGTTCGAGGAATCTGCCGCGGCGAGCTCCCCGCCGTCGGCTGAATCCCATGAGGAGTTGAGCCGGGAAGCCAAGCGCAGTCGCCGTCATCGGGACGTGCGCGCGTCGACGGTATCGCTCCGACGAATGCCGAAGCGCGATCGGCTTCTCGCGCGGATGATGTTTCCGCAGGAGGAGATCGACGCGAACCAGGCCGAGCGACCTCGCACGCGCGCCGATTGCTCGGCCGTCGAACGCCCGTGTCCATGGGTCGGGTGCCGGTACCACCTATATCTCGACGTCTCGCCGCGCACGGGCGCAATCAAGATGAACTTCCCCGACCTCGAGCCGGACGAGCTTCAGCACACGTGCGTGCTCGACATCGCGGACCAGGGCGGCGCGACATTGGATGCGACGGGGTTGCTCATGAACGTCACTCGCGAACGAGTTCGGCAGCTCGAGATCATGGCGTTGACGAAGACCGAGGAAAGGCATCTGCCCATGCTGCAGGAGATGAACGGCGAGGAGGTCGACCCGCTGGATCGGCGCCCGGTGAGAGGGGTGTCTGAGGGCATCAATGTGCTCGAGCTCGAGCAAGAACGCGCGCGCGTGGCGGAGAATGAAACGACCGCCGAGCCCGATCCGGAGAATGAAACGACCGCCGAGCCCGATCCGGAGGACGAAGCCCCCGACGAGGATGACGCGGCGGTGCTGCACTCGGGCCCGTTTCTCCGGTGGTTCGGCATTCCGCGCGAAGACGACATCGCGGAAGGCGGCATCCTGGCTCCGGAGGAGTCGAAGCCCATGCCCGCGAAGATCACGAAGACCCAGAAGATCGTCGAAACTGTTGGAGAGCACCCGGGTTGGAACGCGAATGAGATCGCCGACTACATCGAAGACAAGCCCGGTCCGACGTCGGCGACGTTGTCTCAGCTCGTCGCCCGCGGCTTCGTTACGGCCGGGGGCAACCCTCGGAAGTACTTTCCGACGGCGAAGCAGTACGTCGCCCGCGGCACGGCGGGCATCAATCGTACTGCGCCGGCGCGAAAGCCGAAGTCGAAGCCAACGATGACGAAGAGCAAGACGCGTCCGTCCCGCGCGAGCGCTGAGAAGATCGTTGCGACGATGACGCCGATCGCCGGCGTGGAAGCGATGCTTGTCGAGTGCCTCGCGAATGCGAAGCGCGAAGTCGACCGCATCGAGGCGGCGCTGGCGGCGATCCGGGGATAGGCTCCGGGTCGGAGGTCCGATCATGAAAGCAGCGGTCGCGAACGTCTTCTTCCGATTCTCGACGTCCTTCGAGGGACATTGCTCGTGGATGTACTGCGATGTGAAGGGGTACGTGACCACGGGCATCGGAAACCTCATCGACCCGATCGAAGCGGCGCTCGCCCTGCCGTGGTGCATCCAGGGGGACCCGACGCAGCCCGCGGACGTCGACAGCATTGCGGTCGCATGGCACGCGGTGAAGGCGCGCACCGACCTGTACCTCGCCGGCGGGGGTGCGTTCGCGCCGCTCACGAACCTACGCCTGACCGAATCGGCGATCGACAACCTCGTGCAGGGCAAGGCGACCGACAACGAGATCGAGCTGCGGAAGCACTTCCCGGACTACGATGACCTTCCCGCGGACGCGCAGCTTGGCGTGCTCTCCATGGCGTGGGCGATGGGAGCGGACTTCGCTCCCGGGTATCCGAAGTTCACTGCCGCGGTGAACGCGTGCGACTTCGTCGAGTGCGCCGCGCAGTGCTCCATGGACGCGACGGGTAATCCCGGGCTTCGCCCCAGAAACACGGCCGACGTAAAGTTGTTCACCGCCGCGGCCGCCGTCGTGTCGAACCACGGGGATCCCGACGTGCTAACCGGTTGGCCGTGAGCACGAAGGAGATCATCGACAAGCTTCAGGAGGTCCGCACCGAAGGGCTCGCGAGTCCGCGGACCTTCGAGCTCCTCGAGCTCATCGTCGCTCGGCTCGAAGGTCCGTGGGCGGTGCAGGAGGTACCGACGGCGAAGCAGCACAAGAGCTCGGGGTCGATGCCCGCGACGGGCGCGCGTCCGGGGGACGTCATTCGCGGAAGCGCGTGCCCCGTGTGCGGGCGGCGCCGGCGGGAGCGCGGCGAGTGCAAGGCGGACTTCCACACGCTCGGGGATTCGCAATCGCTCGCCGGGCAGGCGAAAGAGCTGTTCGCGTCGTCGGTGGAAAAGCTCGACGAGAAAAAGTGAGGTCGACCTCACTTTCGATTCCGGCTACTTTCCTGCGCAGGTTCCCGGTGGGACCGTGGGCAGGGCGCCCACCGGATTGAGAGCATCTCCGGTGGGCGTTCTTTTTCCTGGGAGGAATCGAATGAGCGTCATCGTGCTTCCGTCGGGTGCCAAGGTCGGTCGCGGTCTGAAGCAGAAGGACCCCGCGACGGCGCTCGTCTCGCTCGCGCTCACCCCCGTGACCGAGCACGCGCCCATCATGAAGGCGTTGAAGGCGCTGAGCGGACAGGCCGACCTCACGGCCTTCGTGAAGCGGATCCTCAACCAGGGGCTCAGCGAAACATGCTGGGCGCACTCGGCGACCGCGTTGAAGTTCGTCGTCGACATGATCCGCAGCGGCAAGGCGGACATGGTGAGCCCGCTGTTCTTCGCGAAGATCATGTACGCGCTCTATCGCGACGCGCAGACGCCCGCGGGCATGCCTCTCCCCGGACCCGGGCTCGAAGACCAGGGAGCGCAGCTGGACGACGCGCGCGATGCGTTTGCTCGATTCGGTTCCGTGCCGTTCGGCAAACCCGAGCAGGACGGCAACACCGACGTGCCGGCGACGCAGGACGATGACGGCGATCCGATCCTTCTGCCCGAGCTCACCGTTCCCGAGGCGGAGACGGGCATCACCGTCCCATTCGGCGGCAGCTACGACATCGCCACGGGGGCGGGCGCGGGAGACCTCGTCGCGGCCTCGCTCGAGGCGAAGAGGCCCGTGTGGTTCGGCACGCTCGTCGGGCAGGCGTTCCAGGCGCTCGTCGCGGGCGACATCGCGCAGCCTTGCGACCCGAGCGACCCGACTGCCGGCGGGCACGCGATGGGTTATCTCGCGTACAAGACCGTTTCGGTGAACGGCACGAAGAAGCGCCAGTACAAGGTGCTGAACAGCTGGGGCGCGGACTGGTGCGAGGGGGGATACGTGTGGGCCTCGGAGGAGTTCGTCGAGGCGAATTGGTCGGCACTTCCGTTTGAGGACAACGCGCCATGAACATCCAGCTCCCTGTCATCCATCTCCTCGTCATGCGTCTCGGAATGCTCGCCCTCGTGTTGGGCGGACTCGTCGTCGGCCAGATCATCCTGTCGTGCACTCCGTCCGCGCCCGGGTCTCCGGCGCCGGCGGACGTGACGATCACGGTGACCGACGCCGGCACTGTCGTGCTCGTCGACGCGGGCAACCCGTGCGCGGCAGCGCAGACGATCACCGACGCTCGCCTCATCTGGGCGGAGGGCGGGTCGCTCGCGGTTCCGTGTCCGAAGTAGCGGCATCATCACCCGCATGAGGCACGAGATCGTTGTGTTCGACCCGGAGGGAGCGATCCCCGAGGGCAAGGTATTCCGCCAAGACGCCGAGCTCGCCGCGATGAAGCGGAACGCGGTGGTGACCATCCCGACCATTCAGCCGAGCGCGCGGCGGCTCCTTTCGTTCTCCAAGTCGCTCTTCGGCGACGGGCTCGAGGTGAGCGAGACCATCCCGAACTACGTGGGAAGCGCCGGGCTGCTCCTTCAGCCGCGCGTGCAAGCCGATCGCGTGAGCTGGGCGGCGATGCTCCGGCATGCGCCCGGAGTGGCCCGCGGTGGCGAGGTGCGGCTCGTCGGAGACCCGCGCTGCGCGCCGTTCGGGCAAGGGCCTGTTTCTGACGATCCGGGCAATCGGGCGAGCGTGGTGAGCGGTGTGCAGATGAGCTCGTCGCTCGCGGTCGTGACGGGCGTGGTGCCGTGTCAGGTACCCGCCGAAGGCTTCTACGCGTTCGCGCTACACGGGTGGGCCCGCGGGTGCCGGCTGGTATGGTTGGCCGTGTCGCAAGCGGAGTAGCGCTCGGGCTCGCTCTCGTCGGCTGCGGTGGCTACTTCACCGACGCCGGCCGGAGCTCGGCGATCGGTGCCGTCCAAGGAGCGACCGACGACGCGTCGCGGAAGCTCATCGACCAGGCTGCCGTGCAGGCGGCCGCGGCTGCACGTGACGAAGCGCTGGGCCCGGCGACCGAAGCCGCGCTGCAGAAGCTCATCGCCGGCGCTGGCGAGTCCGTGCGCGTGCAGATCCTTTCGATCGTGACCGCGCAGCTCCAGAACCAGATGCGCCGGCTCGTGCGAGTGGTCATCGACGAAGCGTTCGGACCGGTCACGCTCGCCGAGCTCGACGCTGCGCGCGAGCGGGTCGTGGGGGCGTCGCTGCAAGCCGACATGGACGCGATCGTCGGGGCGGAGATCCCGAAGGTCGTGGTCGCGTTTCAAACGTCGATGCTGACCGCGCTTGCGCCCTTGCAGCATGCGGCGGATGCCGAAGCGGCGAAGTGGCGACCCATCGCGATCGCGTTTGCCGTGGGGGCGGTCTTTCTGTTCGTGGCGCTGGTGTTCACGTGGCACGTGCTCCAGACCCATCGGAAGCTCCTCGATCGGTTCCTCCCAAAGTGAGGTCGACCTCACTTTCGCGGTAAGGCTCACCCATGCACTTCCAACGGGTGTTCTACCGGTATGTGACGACCCCAGCGGGACCCGCGACCGTTGCGATGGGAGCCGACAGCGCGCCGACGACGGCGTACGGGACGCCCGGGACGGCGCCGGTACCTCAGCCTCCCGCCAAGAGCGCGGCGAACGTGGACAACGTGATCTCGTGCCGCAACTGGGGATCGGCGGCGCCGGCGCCCGTGAACCAGATCGCGGTGGCGATGTGCGGTCCTTCGGGAGCGACCGCTCCCACGGCGAACCTGTACGTGTGGGACGACAACACCCAGCACTGGTACCTGCTCACGGCGACGGCGGTGACGCTCACGGACAACGAGGTGATCCTCATCCCGGTCGCGGCGCTCGCGGAGAATCTCGCGCAGGGCGGTCCGCAGTCGGCGAGCCAGACATCGAACAACGGGGCTGACTACATGCTCGTGGTCGTTGCCCCGGGGAGCCCGACGGCGGGACAGTACTCGTTCGCGATGAGCGCCGTTCTTTCCGCCCCTGCGGCGTGACGGTTCCCCAAAGTGAGGTCGACCTCACTTCCAAGGTAGCTTCCGGCTCATGACCGTCGCCGCTTTGGTGAAGTTCCAGCAGGGAGCAAGCGTCGGCACGCCGGGCGTCGCGCTCATCGGTTCTGCGGGCACGAGCGTCCAAGTCTCCAACGGGGCGAGCAACGCGGGGGTCGTCACGTGGACGTTCACCGTCGTCTCCGTGCCGTTCAGCAGCTCGGTCCCGGTGGGGGTCGCGCAGACGGGCAGCACTCCGACGTGGTCGTTCACTCCGGACGTGTCGGGCTGCTTCATCATCCAGCTCACCGTATCGGACGGAGCGACCCCTCCGAGCACGGCGTCGGACGCGCGCGCGTTCGGCATCTACGAGACCCTGGGATCGCCGTACCTCATCCCGAGCTTCACGGGGGACAACAACAGCCTGAACTTCGGAGGGCAAACGACGGGCTGGGACTTCTACATGGAGAAGTGGCTCAAGCTCGTCACCACGCTCGCGGCGGGCAGCGGCATCACCCAGCTGACGGGCGACGTTCTCGCGGGGCCAGGGACGGGCTCGCAGGTGGCCACGGTTGTGGCGCTCCAGGGCAACCCGGTCGCGAACACGAGCCCGACGAACACGTACGTCCTCACTTGGAACGGCACGCACTGGGCGCCGGCGCCGGGCGGAGGAGGTGGTTCGTCGGTGACGGGCACGGGGCTCTGGTACTCCGCGTCGGGCGTCCTGAACGCGGCCGCGGTCACGCTCACGGGCGATCTCACGCCGAGCGTGCTGTCGGGCAGCAATCTCCCGGTGACGGTGAGCAGTCTGCAAGGGACCTCGTTGACGATCTCGTCTCCGTCGCTCGACCAGGTGCTCACGTGGAACGGGTCGGCGTGGGCGAACGTGGCGCTCCCCAACGCGACCGGGGGCGGCTCGGGGCTCATCCAGCTCAACACCGACCTCGGGGGCACCTACAACGCGCCCCAGGTGGTGGGCATCCTCGACCACTCGCTCCCCTCGTTCTCGGTGGGGTTCCTCTACTCGAACGGCACGACGTGGTCCTTCACGCAGAGCGGCGACACGACCATCTCCGCCGGAGCGGTGCATGTGACCGGGCTCCTATCGAACGCGCTCCCGTCGCTCTCGACGGGATACCTGGAGTGGACCGGGTCGGCCTGGGCGTTCGGATCGGGAGGCGGCTCGGGGGCGATCACCTCGCTCACGGGGGCGGTGACGGGCACGGGACCGGGGGCGACGGCGACGACAATCACGCCCGGCACGAGCGCGCAGGTGCTCATGAGCAACGCCACGCCGACGACGACGTGGACCACCATCTCGGGAGACATCAGCCTCGGTGCGACGGGCTCGGTTTCGGTGGTGGCGCTCCGGGGCAACGCCGTGTCGAACACGAACCCGACGAGCGCTCATCCGATCCTCATCTGGAACGGGAGCACGTGGGCGCCGAGCGTCATCACCGGGGATCTCTCGATCGGGACCTACAGCGGGAGCGCGCAGCCGTACGAGGTGACGGGGCTCTTGAACAACGCGCTGCCCTCGTTGACGACGGGCTACCTCAACTGGACAGGGTCGGCGTGGGCGCTCACGGCGGTGACGAGCGGGATCAACCAGCTCACGGGAGACGTCACCGCAGGCCCGGGGACGGGTTCGCAGGCGGCGACGGTGGTGCAAGCGCAGGCTGGCGAGTACGTCTTCGGTTCGGGTGGCACCATGACCTGGGCGACGGGGGCGACGCCGCTCATCACACAGGCGTCGACGACGAGCGCTACTCCGGCGACATTTACGATCACGCCGCAGACGAGCACGGCTGGGGCAACGGCGAGCGGAAGCATTCTGAGCGTTTCACTCTCGGCTCCGGGAGCGAGTGGGAGCTTCGGGTACTTCGAGATCTCGCAAGGCGGCAGTGTGGTCGCTTACTTCACGGCGTTTCCGTTGAACACTTCGTATGGCGCGATGTACCTGACCGGCAACGCTCCCAATTCTCAGCCCAGCAGTCCGGCCGTTCTTGGCGATGCGACTTACACGTATTTCAATGGTCCTGTGTCAGGGCAAGGCATCATGTCGGCGGGGCTTGGAATTGTCTCCACGTGGAACCTGAACAGCATTCAGTTCTTCAGCAGCATCAATCTCGACTTGGGGGGTGGCGCCGGAGTGATGGGAATTGGTAACGCTTCGACAGTTCCGACTTCCACACCCTCGGGGGGCGGAGTCCTTTGGGCTGCCGGTGGAGCGTTGAAGTGGATCGGATCGTCGGGCACGACGACCACGATGGCGCCGGCCGACCTCGAAGGCTTCCTCGAAACCTCGGGCCATGGACACTGTCCGGTGTGCGGCACCGACTTCGGCTGCGAGTGGAAGAACGAGAAGTACGGCTCGCTCACGATCTGCATGAGCTGCCTCGCCGACAAGATGGGCGAGAACGACTGGATCGTGCGGAAGGTCGCTTGAATGAGCGGCCAGTCCGGCATCACGTTCGATCGGCAGGTCTTCCAGTTCTCGAACGTCGCGGCATCGGGCGGCACCGCCGTCGTCACCATTCCGACGAACGCGGCGCCGTACACCGACAAGGTCATCCGGCTGATGGCGCGCGTCTACACGACGTCGGCGGCGAGCAGCCACCTCGTCAACGCGTTCGCGGGGATTGTGGAGTACGTCGTCGAGAACAAGAACAACACAACGACCGCGGCGCCCGCGCTCTCGACGTCGTCCAACCCGATCAACTCGAACACGACCGGCTTCGCGCTGACGTCGCGCGTGGAGACGGGGGACACGCCGGTGTCGACGTCCACGGCGGTGTGGACTCTCGTGAGCAGTGAGGCGACGCTCACGGTCACCAACAACGCCGCGTCGGGCTCGGTCGCCGTCAACGTCACGGTCGTGGTCGACATCGAGTACGTCGGAAGCGTCTCGGTTCCGTAAGGACGAACTCCCATGGCGAACCCTAATCCGGCTGGAAGATCGCAGGTTCTTCTGGCGCCGAGTTTCGGCGATTGGAGTGACGGCGCCTTCACCGTCTCGTCGACGCAGACGCTCACGCGCGACATGTTCTACACGACGCTCACCGTGAACGTCTCGCAGACGCTCCACACGGCCGGCTACCGCATCTACGCCGACGTCATCATCAACAACGGCACGATCGATTGCAGTGGCGGGAATGCCTCGGGGGCGACGGGCGGAGGCGCTGCGTCGGGAGGGACGCTCTTTGGGGGGACGGCGGGAGCGAATGGGGTGACGGGGACCTCGGGGGGCCCTGTCGCGGGCGCCTCGAGCACCTCGCAACCTGCAGGGAGCTTCGGGGGAACGTCGCTCAGCGGCAACGGTCCTGGGGTAGGCGGCACCGGAGGCACCGGACCGAGCGCTGCGGGAGGCGTCGCCGGAATCGTGAACGGGCTGGGCGCGAATTACGGCCAGATCCGCGCTCAGCCCTTCGCGCTCATGGGCGCGGTCATCGGGGTGGGGAGCGGGACTCCAGCGGTGCTCGTCCTCAGTGGCGCTACGGGCGGTGGCTCGGGCGGCGCGGGCGTCGGCACGGGCAATACCTCGGGCGGGGGTGGAGGCGGCGGTGGAGCGATGGTCGTGTGCTGCCGCTCGCTCCAGGGCAGCGGCGTGTTCAAGGCGACTGGCGGGAACGGTGCCGCGGGGGTCTCGGGCAACGCGGGAGGCGGCGCGGGAGGCGGAGGCGGCTGCATCATCCTTGTCGTGGGGGATTGGTCGCAGTGGACGGGCTCGACGAACGTGGCGGTGGGGAGCGGTGGCGCGGGCATCGGTTCGGGCACGGCCGGTGGTAGCGTAACCGCTCCGATCGTAGGACAAGTCATCCAGATTCAGGCGTGAGGGAGGACATCGTGAGCAAGTTTTTCCAGGTTCCGCAGGACATCGAGGTGAGGCCGTGGAAGGCGATGGACGTGACCGTCACGGGGGAGAAGGTCTCGTTCCTGAAGTACGCGACCTTCTCGTGGCTCGACGATCCGCGCGCGTACACGGACGGGCAACAGGGGTCGATCGTGAAGATGAAGCGGTGGCAGAAGGTCATCGAGAAGTTCGAGGCGGCCAAGCCGGGCGACTTCCTCGAGCTCGAGGACCAGGACTGGACCACGCTCAAGAAGCTCGTGGAGGCGCCCGGGCGCTTCTTCCCCACGCCGGTGGTCATGGCGTGCATGGCGTTTTCGGACGCCGTGCTCAACGCGAAGGACGAGAAGCCCGCCCTCCTCGCGGAGTCGCAACCGAGCTGATGAACGGAGGCCGGCGCTTCACGGTCGGCCTCCTCATCGTCGCGCTCTCACTCGTCGTGGCGTGTGCCACGTGGTCGAAGACGGGAAGCGTGTATCGCTCGCGATGCATTCACGTAGGCATTCGCCCAGCATCAGACGGGATCGGCGACTACGCGATGACGCTGCAGGTATCGACGGAGTGGGGCCCGTGCTTGAATGACGCCGGAGCCAACCCGTGAGAGTCCTTCTGGTCGAAGACGACGAGCCGACCCGCCGCGTCGAGATCCGGATCTTGGAGAACGCGGGGCACGTGGTGTCGTGGGCGGCCACGGGGGACCGTGCGCTCGAGCAGCTGCGCTACTCGGCGATCGACTTCGACGTCGTCATCCTCGACCTCGGATTGCCCGGCAAGAGCGGCGAGGAGATCGCGGGCATCATGCGATGCGACCCGATCCTCAGCACGATCCCGATCGTGGTCGTGACGGGGAAGTCATCCGAGGAGCTCGCGGCGGGCACCGTGAACCCGCTTCAGGGGGTGACGGTCGTGCTCGGTAAGCCTGTCGACGGCGATCATCTTCTGGCTGTGCTCCGGCATCTGGAGACCACCGAAGGGAGCGCGGCCGTCACGACGCCCGAAGATGCGCATGCACCTGAAACCGAAGAGGAAGCAACACCCGAAAGCGAATCATGAGTGCCGTCGCGCTTGCGCACTTCGTACCTCGTAGGAGACTTTTCGCCGTGGCCGAACTTCCGCGACCGCCCAAGCCGCCCCCGCCGGCGCCCGAGACGATGCAAGGCATCGGCAACGGCATCCGCGAGATTCTCATCAAGGTCGACAAGCTCGGCACGGGGCACAAAGAGCTGACCGACGCGATCGGTCGTGTCGAGTACCAGCAGAACGAGCAGGGCTTCGACATCCGCGGGATCAAGCGCGACCAGACCGAGATGAAGCAAACACTCGAGGAGCACGGCGACCGGCTCGTCGACCTCGAGCGCAGGCCGACTCCCGTGTCGATGCCCATGGTCGTCGCCCAGGCGTCGATTCCCCCGATCGCGAGCCTGGGCCGCGCGTCCAAGAGCGGATCGTTTCCCGCCGACGTCGTCCACGAGGCGTGGGGCGAGGTGGAAAAGAGCGTCGCAGCGATGAACGGCCAGCTCGCCGACCTGACCGCGAAGATGGCCGTGCTCGAGGAGGAGAAGAAAGAGGCCGAGCGGCAGCGCGAGCTCGAGAAGGCGCGCGCGAAGGGCGCGGAGGAGGAGCGGGACCTCCAGGCGCAGAAAAACCTCGACGACATCAAGGCGTGGGACCGCCGGCTTCGGTGGGCGAAGATCGCCGGCGGTGGCTTCTCGGCGATCATGGCGGCGATCGCGGCGCTCTCGCACTTCTTGCACTGGTGATTCGTCCGAGGTGAGGTCGACCTCACTTCGAAGGTAGGTTGCCGGGGAGCATGGCGAGCGCGGTCACCCTGGGCCCTCAATTCGCCGTCGACCCTCACTCGTCGATGGGCAAGGAGCAGCCGATGACCTTCGGGTCGGGCTTCTCTGCGCGCACCCTCATCTCGAGCGATCGCTACCAGCTGCTCGCGCGGCGCGAGTCGTACGGGGAGTGCTGCCAGCACCAGCACAAGCTCGTCGACTTCGACGGCAATCTGCGTCAGCCAGGTTCGCCGACCAGCTATCCGACGTTCGCGAGCTCGCCGGCGCCGTGGTTCGCCCCGCTCGCGCAACGGTACCCGCGCGCGCAGTACCCGCTCGCCAAGCTCATCAACAGCGCGTTCAGCGCTCTTCTGTTCGGCGAGGAGCGCACGCCGTCGTTCTCGTTCCCCGGGGACGACGACGCGACCGACTACGCAAACGCGCTCGCCTCGGCGAGTGAGCTCTGGACGAAGTTCCACCAAGCGCGAAACTGGGGCGGCAACTGCGGCACGGTCGGCATGTCGTGGTGCTACCACGCGGGCAAGCCGCGGGTCGAGGTTCACCGCGCGAAGCATCTGTTCGCCCACGAGTGGGCCGATCGACAGGAGCTCATCCCGAAGGCGGTGAGCGAGGTCTACGTCTATCCGTGGCAGGACTGGGACGACCGCAAGAACAAGTTCGTCCGGAACTGGTACTGGTATCACCGCTATTGGGACGAGACGCAGGACGTCCTGTTCGAGCCCGTGCCCGTGCGCGACGATTCTGGACGCGTCGTCGAGCCCGTGTGGACCCCCGCGGAGCGGGTCGTTCACAACGACGGCGAGGCGCACTTCGCTTGGATCCAGAACATCCCGAGCGACGACATCGACGGGCTCCCTGACTACGAAGGGCAGACCGACGACTTCGACGACCTCGACGTCGTGTACTCGGTGCTCACCCGCGGCACGACGCTGAACCTCGACCCCACACTGGTCCTGAAGATGGATCCGGCGATTCTGGCGATGAGCCGGAGTATCTCGAAGGGATCGGACAACGCGCTCAAGGTCGGCTCCGACGGCGATGCGAAGTACCTCGAGCTCGCCGGCACGTCGGTCACGGCGGGGCTCGCCCTATTCGAAGCGAAGAAGCGCGCAATCCTTGAGGTCGCTCAGTGCATCCTTGCCGACCCGAACGAGGTTGCGGCCGCCGGCGTGTCCAGCGTCGCGCTGAAGCTCATCTACGCGCCCATGCTCTCCGCGGGGAACGTGCTGCGCGCGACGTACGGCAAGGCGGCGAAGCGTCTCGTTCTGGCGATGATGCGCGTCGCGCGGACTCGCGAGGACGAGGAGGTTGTCGTCCTGCCGCCGCGGGTCATCAACGAGCCCGACCCAACGACCGGTGAGAAGACCGAGAAGCTGCAGGATCGGAATCCGGGAACGAGCGAGGACATCGACGCGAAGTGGCCCCCGTACTTCCAGACGACCCCGGACGACCGGCAGAAGGACATGACGACGCTGAGCGCGGCGACGGGCAACAAGCAGGTGCTCTCTGTCCGCACCGCGAACGAGGAAGCGGCCAAGGCGCTCGGCAAGGACCCCGACGACGAGTGGAAACGGCTGCAGAGCGAGCAGCAGGCGGACCATGAAACGGCCGCCAACGCGTTCGCGGATGCCGACGCAGGCGGGCGTACGACGGAGCTCACGAAGCCTTTGCCGGGCGACGGGGAGCTCAAGATCTCGAGCACGGGGGAGGACGACAAGCCTGAACCCCCGAAGATGCTCCCGGGCGGCGCCCCCGGTGGGGTCCCTGGCGCGCCCGGAGCTCCAGGGGGAGTGCCGGGGCAGCCCGGGAAGCCGGGCGTTCCTGGTGGCGCTGGGAAGCCGGGCGCCCCCGGTGTGTTGCCGGCGCTGCCCAAGCTCAAGGGCCCGAAGCTCCCGCCGGCGGGAGGGAAGAAGGATTCGGGCGGCGACCTCGACTTCGAGGACGTTCCGGTCGTCAAGCAGCGCACGACGTACACGTGCGGCGTCGCGTGCTTGCGTTCGGCGCTCACGTTCTTCGACTTGCCGACACCCGGCGAAGCCGAGATCGTCGAGTCGATCGGAGTCGACCCGAAGATCGGCGCCGAACCGAGTGAGCTCATCGCCGCAGGCGAGGCACTGGGCCTCGAAGCGCAGGTGCTCAAGAAGTCGTCGGTCGAGCAGATCGCCGATGCCAAGGAGCACGGCGCGTTCATCGTCTTGCTCATCCAGTTCTTCGACGATCCGGCGGAGGATTACGACGAGGGCCACTACGTCGCGTTTCAGGAAGCGAACGACGACGGGGTGTCCGTCATGGATCCCGCGCGCGGGGAGGCGGGCATGCGCACGCTGTCCGAGGAGGAGTTCGTCGCTCGGTGGCACGGCGTCTGGGAGGACGGGGAGAAGGTGAACCGTGGCGCGATCGTGTTCCGCAAAGCCAAGGACGCCGAGTAGCGAACAGCACGCCTACCACGTGCTCCACGTGCACGCGGCGAAGCGGTTCCGCGCGATCGCGTGGGAGTCCGTCTGCGCGTGCGACCTTTGCGTTGCCGCGGAGAAGCTCCTTCGCAGGGCAGGATTACCGCGCGCGCATCTCGCGAAGTGCCCGGTGTAGCGGCATCATCGATGGGTGATTCCCGAGCCGACGAGAGAGGCCGTCGCGGAAGTGTTCCTCGAGACGCTCCACACCGCGCTCAAGGAATTCGTCGGGGCGAAGAACACGGAGGAGACCCAAAAGAAGATTCACGGCGCGATCGTGAAAGCGCTTCGCGCGACCTTCGGTGCACCGCGCGCGGTGCCGCAGTACGGGACGGGGATGGCTCCTGCGGTTTGGACTCGCGACGAATGCGAGATGGTCGCGCGCACCATCGTCTCTCGGTTTCTCGCGTCGTCGGAAAAGTGAGGTCGACCTCACTTTCCTAGCGGCAACCGAACGGTGCTCATCGGGTGGGGACGCCCGTGGTAGTCCTGCTTGGCTTTCTTGTAGGCGCGCTCGACCTCCCCGTCGCTCTTGGGACGGAAGCTCGCAGGGATGGGCCACCGGGCCATGTGCGCCACGACGGTCTCCCTGTCGTTGGGCCTGTTCGGCGGAGTCATGAACGACTCGTGGTCGCCGTCGTAGTTCACGTAGTCGAACGGCTCGTTCATCCTGCGGATCTGCCCGTGGACGTTCACCGAGTCAGGGCCCGTGCGATTGTCGAACGTCGCGACGAGGATGCGAAGCATCGGTCCGATGTCGGCTTCGGCGCGTTGCATGGCTTGATGGGAACCGCGGTTGTACGCCCCGTGAAGCTCCGTTCTCGTTAGCCTCTCGGCCCATGAACGAGGTGCTCCTTGGAGGAACGGCGACTTCTCGACGAGCGCCTCGCGCACCTCGTCGAACGGCTTCTTCGTGACGACGGCGATCGACAGCTCCTTTTCGAACTTGCGGGTGACCTCGAAGCCGTAGCGCTGCAGGATCCCCCCTCCGCGACCGTCGGGGTGCTCGACCATCAAGCGGCGGACGACCGAGGCTTTTGTCCCTGCGATCGCCGCGTCGGTCATCGCCGCTTCGTCGAGAGCGAGCCCCGTCGTGATGCCGGTGAACTTCGCCTCGGCTGCGGTGAGGTAATCGGCGACCCCTTCGGATGCGGCGCCCGCGGCGTCGACCGCGGCATCGGCGATCTGCGGTCCCATGCGGCGCACGAGGAGCTTCATCACGTCGCGAATTTGGCGGATCGTGATCTCCATCTGTTCGCGGGTGAAGGTCCCTTCTCCGAGCGGGCGGAGCCGCTTGTGCCGGGTGATGCGGTACGCGAGATCGTCCTCGGCATCGCGCAAGAGGCGGTAGAGCGCTCGTCCCGACGCCTTGTCGCTGATCGCGATGGCTTCGGCGCGAGCTCGGCGAAGGACCGCCACCGGATCGGTCGTTTCGGGCACGGGAAGACCCTACGCGGAAAGTGAGGTCGACCTCACTTTCACAGGGGGCGGCATGATCTTCGGCATTGGAACGGAGAGGACGGGACTGGAATGGAACGGACTGGCAGGAAGTGAAAACGCCGTAGGCCTTGCCGGGCCTACGGCGTCGTTTGAAACGAAAACCTAAACGGAGAACGAACCGTGGATATCACGACGCAGAGCAACGGACACGCGACGAAGGGACGACACGAGGGGGTGCTGCAGATCAAAGCGGCGACGAGGACCCCTCAACCCAAGGAGATGGAGATCGACGACATCGAGGTCGTCACCATGCATGTGATGATCGTCGGAACGAGCCAGCTCATCGTGAACAACTTCGGGTGGAAGGGCGCCCAGCAGATGGAGGACACGCGGGCGCTCACGGCTGAGGAAAAACGCGCGCTAAAGAAGGGCGGCAAGCCGGCGATCACCCCAGACGAGATCGAACGGCGCTTTCAGAATGCGCGACTCCTCGACAGCAAGGGACGCGACTGCGTGCGCGCCGACTGGATCAAGGGCGCTCTCGTGACGGCCGTGAAGTACAAGGAGATCGGGATCCCATCGACGACGCTTCGCGGCGTCGTCTACGTGAATGGCGACCTTCTCCCGATCGAGTTCAAGCCGCGTCCGGCAAAGGACAGCGACGAAACGATCACCTACTACGGCAAGGGACCGGGCATGCGGCGCGACACTGTCCGGGTGAAGAACTCGTTCGGGGCGAAGCAGCCGGACATCCGTTACCGCCCTTGCTACGACGACTGGTCGGTGAAGTTCGCCCTCTCTTTCGAGCCGAAGCTCATCCCTCAGACGTCGCTGTACCACCTGATCCGCCGTGCGGGGATGAGTGTGGGCCTCTGCGAATGGCGTCCGGAAGGACCGGGAGGTGGCAAAGGTGGCCAGTTCGGACGCTTCGACATCGCGGTGAAAGGGCTCGACAAGTGAGCGCCGCGCTTTCACGTTCGGCGCCCGTCTCGTTTGAATACCTGGGAGGCCCGAAGCTCGCCGATCGGGACGCGCCGATCGTCATCGCGATGTGCGAGCAGATCGTCGAGGACCGAGGACGCCTCGACTCGAGTGAGCTCTGGGACGAGTTCGTCAAGCGCTCGCGCCCGAAGAACAGTCCGACGCACCATCTGTTCGAATGGGACCCCGCGAAACAGTCGGCGATCTACCTTCGCGACCGCGCGCGGGACATCATCACCCAGGTTCGCATCGTTTGGGAGGATGCTCCGGATGAGAAGGTGCGAGCGCTGCCCACGGTCATCGTGGAAGGGAAGCGCGGGCCGTACCCGATGCAACGCGTGCTTACCGATCGCGACATGATGAAGGGGCTCATCGAGCAGGCGAAGCTGGAGGCCGATCAGTGGGCGCGGCGTTACCAGCAGTTGTGCCATGTGGCGGAGCTGCGCGGGGTCTTCGCTGCGATTCGTCGTATGACGAAGAAGTAGGATCGGAAAGAACAGGAAGGGAAAGGAACGGACCGGCAGTAGCGGAAGGGAGCGGCGCTGATCGGATCGGAGGGGAGTGGAGGGGACCGGAAAGGATAGGATCGGCAGTAGCGGAAGGGAGTGGAGTGGGAGAAAGGGCGCCAACGGCGCCCTTTCGGTTTTGCGCGGGCTTGCGGCGGGCGAACGGTAGGGGGTACCCGTGGAGGCAGAGACGGCAAGGAAAAAGCCGCCTCGTCACCCCGGAGGCCGACCATGGCGAAGTGGATCCTGCTCAACGAAGTTCTTCTCGGCGCGCAGCCGGGCGGTTCGGTCCAAAAGCTTTTTCCAGGTGAGACGATCAACGACGCGATGGTCAGCACCGCGCAGATCGTCGCCGGCGGAGGCATCCTATGGCCCGCGACAGACCCCGTCGTTGCCGCGGCCGCCGCGAGCGCGATGGGCCTCCTGAAGCAGCGCGGGCAGGGCCAGAGCCCGAAGCTGTCGAATGCGCTGCTCGCCGCGGCGCTCTACAGCATCCTCGGCGGGCAGGACGGCCCTGCACTCGGTCCTGCGTACTCGGGTGGTGTGGGGGGCATCGCGCAGAAGGTATCGCTCGCGCTAGGGTTCGCGCAGTGCACGGCGGCCGCGCTCACGCAGACGTTCAACATCGGCGCCGCGCTCCCCGCAGACAGCCGCATCGTTTCGGCCAACCTTCGAATCGCGACGGATTTCTCGGGTGGCTCTGTTGCGAGCGCTACGCTCAGCGTCGGTGTTGCGGGCAGCACGACGGACATTTTCAACGCGGCGAACATCTTCACGGGAGCCACCGTGTTGAACGTGTCGAGCACGGATGCCACGGGCGGAGGAGTGAATCCGCAGGCGTACTACGCGGCGTCGTCGCAGCTCGTCGCGACGCTCACCACGACCGTGGCAGACGTCAACGCGCTCACCGCGGGCGCGCTCGTCGTCGACGTGTTGTACGTGCCGGGTCTCTAGGAGGTCGTCGTGGACAAGCCGTTCAAGATCAAGCCGACCCCGTCGCCCGAACCGGGACCGAAGCCCATCCCTCCGGGGTACTCGGGTCAGGTCCCGATGGGCGACGACGTTCGAAAAATCACGTCCCCCGACGGACCTCGCAAGGGCTACTCGACGGAGAAGGACGGCGCGCGCGTGTTCAAGGAGGAGAAGCCGTGGCCCCCAGCGGCTCCCCCCGCGAACAAGCCATTCAAGGTGCAGTAGTAACCGCGTCGTCGTAAAAGTGAGGTCGACCTCACTTTCAGGAGACTCCCCATGGCGGACAACGGAAGCAAGAGCGGCGACGGCAAGACCTCCCCCTTCGGACCCGCGCAGGGCGAAGGTTCCAAGGGCGGTGGCGTGAACCTGATCAAAAACCCTGGCGGCAACCCGCCCCCGGGCAAGGGGCACGACTTCATCACCGAGCCCGACGGCAACAACGCGAAGGGGTCGGGCAACGACTTCGTGAAGAACCCAGGAGGCAGCATGGCCGAAGTACCGAAGCAGAAGACGGGCACGTACCGGAACGAGTCGAGCGTCCCCAAGGGCGGGCCCACTCCGTTCGTGCAGGGCGGCGCCGAGCCGGCTCCCGGGCGCAAGGGCAACAAGGAAGGCTTCAACGCCGGCGGTGGCCCGTCCGGTCCGATGCACAAGCCGTTCAAGGTCAGCTCGAAGTAACGGCGCAACGTGGGACTCGCTCAGGTTCTCGTTTCGGGCTCGCTCACGGTGAGCCCGCCCACCGTGGTGGGCACCGTGTTGTCCTCGAGCCCGCTCGGGACGGTGCCCGCCGGCGTGAGCCAGGTGCCGCTCGTGCTCTCGACGAGCCCGAAGCAGTCGGCGGTGAACACGGGGTTGCGGCACAAGGCGTTGAACTCGCCGTCGAGCTTCGTCACGTTGAGCGGGCTCGGGGCGAGCGACGACGTGACGACGGCCGACACGCTGTACCTCAAGAGCGACTCGGCGATTCAGATCCGGTTGACGATGCAAGATCCGGCGGGCGGTTCGCCCATCGTGAGCATCGAGACGCTGATCGGGTTGAAGGTGCAGGAGTTCCCGCAGGCGGGTTACCTCACCCTCCTCGAGGCGATGGGCATCGCCAACCTGGAGCTGATGATCTCGGGCCCCGCGTAGAAGTGAGGTCGACCTCACTTTCCGAATTGCAGCGCGCGCCCCCGCGCTGATACCGAAGAGGGCAACCCAGGCACCCGAGAGGATGACGCGATCATGAGCGGATACCTTCCCCCCACGAACAGCCAGTACGAGTCCGTCCGCGAGGCGCTCGATCGCGCGGACCCGAACAGCCTCGCGGACCTCAATCGCATCCTTGCGATGGGCGACGTCGTGCGTTCGGTGCCCGTGCACTTGCAGGGCGTCGCGGCGAACACGGCAGCGAACAGCTCGCCCCCGCAGCTGTCCACGCTCGGCGCGGTCCCTCTGCCCGAGGACGCGAAGTGCGCGTACATCCTGCGTTGCACCGTCAAGAAGACGGGCAGCGGCGGTGCGGCGCTCGGCGAGTTCACGGTGGAGCCGTACGGCACGACGCCGGCGACCACGCAGGTCGCCCCCGCGCCGAACGGCGACATCGTGTTCCTCGGCACGGACCTCGTGCAGGAGGCCGACATCCTGTACGTGCCCCACAAGGGCGACGTGTTCGGTCAGCTCGCGAACAGCAAGTACGGGATCACGTCGCTCACGCTCAGCGTGAACGCGTCCGGCTTCGCGGCGCTGCCGACGAACCTGTCGGGCAAGGCGATCCTGCTCATGTACGCGAACGTCACCGTCGGTTCGGTGACCGGGCAGAAGATCATCCTCGTGCCGTCGACCACGGTGGTCGCGACGACCGAGGCGGCGCTGTCGAAGGACGGCACCGGCATCTGGTTCAACCTGGCGACCGATGCGCCCACCCAGTGCGTGGTCGACGTGCTCTGCTACAGCGGCACGGGGCCCGGCGTGGACGTGAACGCGGTGCTCGAGGGGACGTCGACCTCCACCTGATCGAGGCGGCAGCGGATTGAAGCGCACGGGCGACGAGGGCCCGTGCGCTTTTGCGTGTGACGAGGACAACGAGGAGGAATTCCCATGGCGGAAGCAGCACCGGCGGTCGATCCGAACGCATCAGGCGTCACCACACCGGGCGGCGCGCCCCCGGACACGAAGACGCCTCCCACGAAGGTCGAAGGCGGCAAGCCCGACGCGAAGACCGAAGTGAAGGTCGACGCGAAGCCCGAGATCAAAACGGACCCGAAGCCGGGCGAAGCGCCCGAGCCGGATGACGATGCCGATCTCCGCGTCACGGAGAAGAACGGCAAGAAGTTCATCCAGCTGTCGCAGGACAAGTTCAAAGATCGGCTCCAGAAGCACACGAAGAAGGAGCTCAAGGAACTGTTCGGGACGTCCGACCGCAACGAGATCATGCGGTGGAAAAAGAAGTACGACGAGTTCGAAGCCGACGCCGAGAAGCGCAAGCGCGAGGAGATGACCGAGCGGCAGAAGATCGAAGCCGACCGGGATGCCGCGCTGAGTGCGAAGGAAGTGGCCGAGCGCCGCGCCGCGCGAGCGACCGACTACGTCGACCGGCAGAAGACGCAGCGGAAGGTCGCGGCCGTCGCACGTGATCACGTGCACCCGGACAAGCTCGACATGGCGCTCGGGCTTTTTCGTCTGCATCTTTCCAGCCTCTCGAGGAAGAAGCTCGACGCACTCGTCAAGGACAAGACGGCGTGGGGCGAGTGGTTCAAGGACCTCGCGGTGAAAAACCCCGAGATGTCGAAGGCTGGCGCGGTGAAGGTCGACGAACCGGTCGAGACGAAGACCGAGAAGAAACCGGCGGGCAACGGGCTTTCGCCGAAGGACAAGCCGCAGCCCGACAAGGGCGGTTCGAACGGCAAGAGCGTGAAGGAGATGACCCCTGCCGAGCTCAAGGCATTCGCCGCGAGCAAGGGCATCAAGCTGTCGGGCGATATGCAGTTCGTCGATCCGACCGGGGGCGGGATGCCGCGCCCGCAGCAGATGCTCGGGAAGTGACTTTCACGCAGCGGGCTTGACTCGCGGAGGCTCGCTCCGAAAGGATGGGCCCCAAGCGACGAACCCTGATCCACCGAACCGGCGCGGGTAAAACAGCCGGGAGCCTTGCAGGGGAAGAAGCGGCGCATCGCATGGGCGAGCGCGGTCTCATCCAACTCTTCGAAAGAGGTCCCCTCACATGGCTGGTCCCACGGGCATCGTCCTCGGCATCCCGCCGGCAATTCTGAACCTCATCCAGACGGGCTTGCTGGAGAGGGCCTTCCACGACGCGCTGCTCCCGACGTTCATCTACCGGCAGGAAGCGCTGTTCGAAGAGTGGGTCGCGAACGTCGGCACGCAGGTCGTCATGACCCGCGCCGGTCTGCTCGCGCCGAACATCGTGCCCCAGGTTCCTGGGACCGACCCGGTGCCGCAGACGCTCACCTACGAGCAGTGGATCGTCACGATGCAGCGGTGGACCGGATCCATCGACACGCACATGCCGACCTCGGTGCTCTCGCAGGCCGACCAGTTCATGCGCAACATCCAGCAGCTCGGCATCCAGGCTGCGCAGTCGATCAACCGCGTCTCGCGTAACGCGCTCTTCGTTCCCTACCTGTCGGGGCAGACGATGAGCACGGTCGCGGGCCTGTCGACCGACACGCAGATCCAGGTGGCGAGCGTGAACGGGTTCCAGACCATCGTGCAGCCGGCGACGAACGTTCGTCCGGTCGCGGTGAGCTCGGCGAACCCGTTGCCCATCACGATCCCACTGTCGAGCGGGACGACCCTCACGAACACGGTCGTCGGGATCATCCTGAACAACCCGAACGATCCGAACAGCCCGGGCGTGCTTCTCCTCGGGTCCACACTCGGCACGGCGGTCCCCCAGAGGACGCCGGTGTTGTCGGTGTACGCGCCGACGGTGGTGCGCGCGGGCGGTGGGTACGGCGTCGACGCGATCAGCGCGGCCGACACCTTCACCCTCACCGACATCAACAACGCGGTCGCCGCGCTGCGCGGCAACAACGTGTTCCCGCACGACGACGGCTGGTACCACGGCCACCTGCCGAGCAACATGAACGCGGAGATCTTCAACGACCCCGCGTGGCAGCGCCTCAACACGGCCTTGCCCGACCACCCGAACTACAAGCAGGGGTGGTTGAACCCGGCGCTCGGGGTCATGTTCCTCATGAACAACGAATCGCCGTCGCTCACGACGACCTCGGGTCAGGTGAACGACAGCGCTGGCCAGAGCTCGGTCTACGCCTTCGACATCGGCGGCGAGGTCGTGAACGCGGCGGGAGTGCCCATCAACCGCACGCTCATCACCGGCAAGGGCGCGCTCATCGAGCGCGGCTTCGACGAGATGCAGTACATCTCGGAGGCCGGCGTGACCGGCAAGGTCGGCGAGTTCGACACGGCGAACCAGGGCATGAGCGTTTCGACGGACCGGTTTCGGCTCGTCATCCGTTCGCCGCTCGATCGGCTGCAGGACGTCGTGTCGAGCACCTACTCGATCTCGACCGCCTTCGCGGCGCCGACCGACATCACGGCCACGTCCAGCGGCGCGCTCTACAAGCGCGCGGTCATCATCGAGTCGGCCTAGTCGACTCGGCTTTCGAGGGAGTGCGTCCCTGCCTGGGGTGAGGTAGCTTCCAGGCGGGGAAGCGAAGGAGGAGAGGAACATGCGACGACCGGTACCCGACATGCCCGAGGCGGCTCCCGCAGAGCCGGCTCAGAACGCGATCCCCGTATTCGCCAGCCAGCGAGAGGCGGACGAGGCCCCCGGCGGCACACCGGCGGTGTACGAGATTCGCGACCCCGCGGTGGAGGCCTTGCAGAAGACGGCCGCGGCGATGCTGCCCGCGAAGCTCGACGATGCGCATGCCGAGATCCTTCGGTTGCGCGAGCAGCTCTCCCGCGCTCGTCCGGCGCTCCTGTCGAAGGAAGAGGACGAGGCGGCACGCAAGGCCGTCCCGCCCGCGCGTCGGTTCAAGAACATGGAGCGCGAGACGCGCACCTTCATCGACGCGAACGGGCGCATCTGCCGGATGCTGCCCAACAAGATTCTGGACGAGCGGTACTTCCCGATCGAGTTCATCGCGCAGCAGGGCTTCGACCTGAAGGAGGTCGGTCCTGAGGTGCGGCAGATCGGTCGGTTCTCGTTCCAGTCCCCGGTGCACTGAGGAGCGGAACGGAGCGAGCGATGCCCGACGAAGACGTCACCCCGAAGAAGGATCCCCCCGTCTCGAAGAAGACGGGGGCGTCGGCATCGCCCACCCTTCCTGCTCCCGTGGAGCTCAGCGACCACGATCGGGCGAAGGGGTTCCGCGTCCCGTTGCGCGATGCCGTCGTCCACGTGCGCGTGGCGGCGAGCGCGGACGGCAAGACGGCGGAGCAGAGGTGCCCGGTGACCATCCTGCCGCGGGACCACGCCGAGATGCATGCGAAGAACCCGGGCCTCCTCGTGAGCATGAAGTGCTCGGCGTGCAAGCAGGTCGCTCCGACGAAGAACTTCGTGTGGCACGGGACGAAAGAGCCGGTCGGGATCTGAAAGTGAGGTCGACCTCACTTTTCGCGTAGGCTTGATCCATGGCGCTCACGCCTGAGGAACGCGTCTCGATCAAGCACCACCTGGGCTACCCGAACGCCCAGATGATCGAGACGTTCGTGCTGGGCGTCCCTGCGGCCATGGAGTCGTTGTTCATGCTCGAGGGGGCGATGAACGCGGTCGCCCCTGCGGCCGAGGAGCGAGTGCGCCAGTCGCTCGAGCGGCTCGAGAGCGTCGATCGGCAGATCCACGACAACCAGGACGCGCTCGTTCTTTCGAAGGCGGACGAGGTGGAGTTCCGCGAGAACGAGCTCGAGCTTCTGCAGCGGCGCTACACGCGGTGGCAGGGGGAGTTGTGCAACCTTCTCGGGGTCCCGGGGCCCAACCCGTTCGACGCGCGTTTCTCGGCGGCATCGGGTCAGGGTATCAACGTCAGCGTATCCCACTGAGGAGGGTTCCCCATGAATCGAATCGTCGCGATGGTGTTTGCGGGCTTGCTCGTCGTCTACGGGGTCGTGTTCTTCGGTCACGAGTTCCCGAAGACGAGCGGCGAGTTCGAGGTCGCGCAGGCGACGGTCGGGTGTGCGAATCCGAACGCCGTGAGTCCCGCGCCGCTCATCAATGCGAGCGAGCAGCTCGGCATGTGCATCCTCCAGGCGAGCGTCGCCGACCTGGTCGACGCGATCGCGGCTCCCGCGACGCTCATCCCGGCGATCATCGGGTCGTGCATCCAGTACGGCGAAGCGACGGCCGCGCAGGTGGTGCAGCTCATCGAGGAGTACTTCGCGTCGGCGCCGGCGGTGGACGGAGGGCTCGCGTTGTCGTCGACGCAGGCGGCGCGCCTCAAAAAGGTCCACGACGCCGCGAAAACGCTCGTCGCAGCCGCCAAGTAGGGGCCCCCAACGCCCCGCCCACGCGCCCCGTGGGCGTGCTTTCGGGTGGGGGCGGGGTAATCTGCCCCCATGTCCCGAGTCCGCCCTCTTGGGCCCCGCCACGCGCGGGAAAGCATCCTTCAG